AGGAGGACTAAGTAATGTTTCTGAAAGCAGGCGACATTATCTCTGGCCAGGAAGGTAAGGCTACCGCGACTATCAACGGTTCGGTAGAACTTATGGCCTACGTTAAAAACATCGAAGCAACCTTCGAAAAGCAGAAGTCCGAAATCCGTGTACTCGGTCATAGGGGTACACAGCACAAGACAACTGGCTGGGCAGGTTCAGGTTCTATGAACTTGTACTACATCACATCGCTGTTTAGAGAAATGGCTTTGAAGTACGCCAAGACCGGTATCGATACTTCAATTGACATTACCATCGAAAACAACGACCCTACCTCTACGGTAGGAAAGCAGACCGTAGTCCTCTACGGATGCAATTTCGATTCCACAATCATTGCCAAGCTCGATGTTGACAACACCGAGTTGGATGAAGATATCGACTTCACATTCGATGACTTCGATATCCTTGACAAGTTTGGCAAGCCCGTAACCATCTAAGGGAGGAAAGTAAAATGGCAGAAAACAAGTCAATAACACTCACACAGTTCCTAGCGGAGAATCCCGTAAACGATATCACTGCGGAAGTGTACGTTTCCAAGAGATTCAAAGATGCTGGACTCGCATTTAAGATTCGTGCGATGTCCGGTCAGGAGTTCAGCGCATACCAGAAGCAGGCAACTGCGGTTGGACGTCACAAGAAAGTCAACTTTGACTCTTCGCTGTTCAATGAGCTTGTTGTACTCAACCACACGGTTGAACCTAACTTTAAGGACGCAAACGTACTTGCACAGTGCGGTTGCACTACTCCGGAGCAGTTCTTGTATTCCAGATTGAAAGCCGGAGAAATTATCGACCTTGCAACAAAGATTTCAGAGCTGTCAGGCTTCGATGCCGACCAGCAGAGCTTGGTTGATGAGGTAAAAAACTCCTAAAGGAGAAAGATGGAGAAACTTGGTACGCATACTTTTGTATGCACAAGCTCCATTGGACTCCTTGGAAATTTACCGAACTGACAATGCGACAGAAAGCTGTTGTAATCGCATTCATCGACCAACGGCTTGCTGACGAAAAGGCCGAAAAGGCCAAGATGAGAAAACCTAGCACTCGAAGGAAAGGAGGAAGGCACTAATGGCAACAGTAAGACAAACACTTGCATTGCAAGATAGAATGTCGCCAGTTCTTTCCAGAATAATATCCTCGATGCAATCGACCATCGATATGATGGAACGCCTAGACTCCACAGCAGGAAGCAATATTGGAGCATCAGGTTTCGCCAGAGTCCGTACAGAAATCGCAGCTGCTGAAACCGCACTAAACGACTTGAACAATGCCACCAAAAAGACAGAAGGCCCTATCGAGAATGCTCGAAAGGGCTTTTCTGGTTGGCAAGCAGCAATTGTAACTGCGAACCAAGCAATCCAGCTCGTATCTTCAGCTGTACGCGGTATCGGACAGGTTACAGGATTCTTTGACTCGCTATCATCTACAAGCTCACGTTTGGACCTCATCACAGATGAGATGAATACCCAAGCAAGCTTGCAGCAGAAGATTTTTGAGAGCGCACAGCGAAGCAGAGCATCCTACCAAGAGACAGCTTCCGCGGTTGCGAAACTCAACCTCCTAGCGGGGAACCAGTTTGCAAGCAACGAAGAGGCAATTGCCTTCGCAGAGACGATGAACAAGGCGTTCGTTATCTCTGGTGCGGATACTTCGGAGCAATCTGCTGCAATGAGACAGATGTCTCAGGCGATGGCTTCCGGAAGATTGCAAGGTGACGAGTACAACTCCATCATCGAGAACGCTCCGCTAGTAGCTCAAGCTATTGAAAAGTACATGGGCGTTTCCCGAGCAGAGCTTAAAGAACTTGCTTCAGAGGGGCAGATTACTGCGGACATTATTAAGGCTGCGGTGTTTAGTGCAAGCGGAGAAATCAATACGCAGTTTGAACAAATGCCGATGAAATTCGGAGACCATATGACGCAGCTCAAGAATAACGCCATTATGGCTCTTGCACCTATAACTGAGCGCTTTCAGAGTATTGCAGCTTCAGCGAGCTTCGAACAGATGATGCAACGTGCGTCAACAGTAATTGCGCGTGGAGTTGCTTGGCTTGATAACTTGCTTGGAAAGATAGAGGCTATCGGTCAAACACAAGGCTTCCAGCAGATGACTTCCGAAATAGGAATAGCACTGACGAACGTTGGTATCGTTCTTGGAGGAATCATTGACGGTGCATTGTGGTTAGCTAATATCTTTACGAGTAACTGGGCGTGGATAAGTCCTATCATATGGACCGTCGTTAATGCCCTTATCGCGTATGCGGCTTATCTCGCAATAAGTAATACTGTCACGGCTATAAGTAATACCATCAAGGGTATTGCCGCAGTCATCTCCTATGCAAAAGCTACTGCTACCGGCGCTGAAACTGCTGCAACTTTTGCGGCTACCGCAGCTCAATACGGCTTCAACGCCGCGTTACTTGCGTGTCCTCTCACGTGGATTATATTGCTCTTTATCGCAATAATTACAGTATTCGTAATTTTCACTGAAGAGATTGTTGGTGCTATTTGGTGGTTAGGAGCGCTGTTCAAAAATATCGGTTTGTGGTTTGCCAACTTAGGATTAGCCATTTGGGAAATCATCAAGAACGTTGGTAAGTGGTTCGCCAACATGGGCTTGGGTATTTGGAACGTAATCAAGGCAGCTGCAACTAACATTGGAGTAGCTTTCAAAAATGCCTGGATTACTATTCAAATTGGTTTCTGGACCATGGTAGACATCATAATGCAAGGCCTGAAGTCTCTAGCGGAACTCGCTAACAAAACTCTAGGCTGGATGGGTGTCAATATAGATACTTCCGGACTTGATTTCGCCGCTAAGAAGATAGATGAGCTGAACGCAAAGAAAGGCGAATACGTAAGCGTTGCAGACGCTTGGTCGGATGCTGCAAGCACTTATGAATACGGAAGCGTTGGAGATGCTTTCGATACCTTCGACATCTTTCAGGATGGTTGGGGCTCAGATGCATATTCGAAAGGAGCAGAAGTCGGAGCAGGTATAAGTGATATGATTGGTGGTTTCCTAGGTGATACGTTTGGAGGTCTCACTGGTACGAATCCCGAAGAAGGCTCTTCACAATACGAACCGGTTGATTATACTGGCGGATTTGACCCATCTCAATACACTAGTGGAGACAGCTTCAACGTAGACGCTAGTGGCTCAGAAGTGAGCTTGTCCGACGAAGACATTAAGTACCTTAAGGACATCGCTACACTCGAGTACGTAAACCAGTATACATCTTTGAGACCTACAGTTCAAGCAACGTTCGGCGACATCCGTGAAACCGCGGATGTAAACCAAGTAATACAAGTGTTTGAAGATGCGATTGAAGCCGCATATTCAAGCTCACTCGAAAGGAGTTAATTATGTCAAGCGTAAACTTTTACTTTGAATATCGAAATTCTCTTCGAGTACAGTTACCGGTTAACCCTACGAAATTGAACATCCAAACTCCTAGCGGAAACGCTGCAATCAACGTTGTAAATCTTGGGGACGTTAACATTTTGAAAACACCGGGATTGCAAAATCTCTCAATTGAGAGTTTCATTCCAACTACAAATTCTGGTGCGTATGTACAGAAGGGTGTACAAATTTTAGCACCAGAATTTTATCGAGACTTCTTCCAAGCGGTGAAACGTCAAAAAGAACCCGTAAACTTTGTGGTTACTGGTTTAGGTGTCAATTTGCAAATGTCCGTAGAGGATTTTGAATATTGGTGGGTAGAGAGTGACCCGGATATGCACTTCAAAGTCAATTTGAAGGAGTATCGAAATCACGCTGCAAAAATCTTAGCTGCGAGTTCCTCAACAGGTTCAACTGCTGCAACTTCTGCAAGTAGGTCAAATCCAGCGAAGCAGGTTGCTGTAGGTTCTACTGTACTTGTCAATGGTCGACTATACAAAACGTCAGATAAAACTGACGGCGGGGTAACTGAAAAGAACGCGACTCGAAAAGTCAACTTCATCAAGAAAGGGAAACCTTGCCCCTACCACGTCACAACTCTTTCAGGTGGTTGGCGTGGTTGGGTAACTGCTGATTCTGTGGAGGTGATTGACTAATGCAAAGCATCAGTCTTCGAATAGCAGACAGCGAAACCTCTAGAGAGTTTAACCTAGACGAAGTTACTACTTCGGTATCTTGGGAAACCTCTCTAGAGGGGCAACCCGGCAAACTTACTTTCGACGTAATAGATTCGAGCAGTGAAATGTTTTTTGAGGGTAGCAACGTTGTACTTGCTGTTGATGGTCAGAAAGTTTTTGACGGATACGTCTTTACACGAAAACGTACAGAAGGTAATACAATGGCAGTTACAGTATACGACCGCTTACGATACTTCCAAAACAAGGACACTTACGTATTCGAAAACCACTCCGCGGAAGAGGTATTCGAAATCATCTGTAAAGATTTTAACCTACCCTATACCAAACCGGTCTTTAGCAATTATAAAACATCTCCGATAGCTCACGATAACAAGACGCTGTACTCAATAATGCAAAGAGCTATCGACGAAACTCTAATTGCAAAAGGGCAGTACTTGATGTTGAGAGACAACCTTGGAACCGTAGAACTTGTTGACATTGCAAATTTAAGAACCAACGTCATTCTTGGAGATGAAAGTTTGCTTACAGCATTCAGCTTTGAAAGTTCAATCGATTCTGAAACGTACAACTACGTAAAACTTGTTCAAGAAAACAAGGACTCTGGTAAGAGAGAAGCTTACATCGCAAAAGACAGCAATACAATATATAAATGGGGTAGATTGCAGTATACAGAAACGGTAGATGAATCTCTTACGGAAGCTCAGATAAAAGAGCGTACTGACCAAATGTTGAAACTGTATAACCGGAAAACAAGGAAGTTATCCGTAACAGGATTAGGTGACATTTCGATTAGAGCGGGTAGTGGTATTTTGCTCTATATTTCAAAGTTAGAAAATGAAGACATTGCTCAAATGCAGTACGCCTATGTAACGCATGCAAGTCACTCAATTTCTAAGGGAGCAATCACAATGACTTTAACTTTGGAGGTGGTGTGATGATAGGTGAAAAACTTGTCTCCATAATGCTTGATGCCGGAAAGAATTCCATACCAGCGTCCGAAAAAACGGACCTCCTCTACGGAAGAGTTGTGGCTGTCAACCCACTGAAGATTCAAGTTGCAAATGAACCGAGGCTCCAACTCACGGAAACATTCTTAATTCTGTCCGCGCTATGCAAGGAGAAGAAGGTCACACTTTCCATAGCGGATACGCCTACGGAGGTTGTTCTGTGGTCTGGACTTCAAGTGGGTGATACCGTAATAATGCTTCGAGTACTTCAGGGCAGTAAGTTTTTAGTACTGCAGAAGGAGGAATAATGTTACCACAAGGACTTAGGGTCGTAATTGAAAATGTTGCAGAAGAGATGCCTTCGAAGACTTACAAGCTAGACTTCGAACACAAACGTATCTCTGGGTCAATAGATTCTCAAGAAGCGATGCTTCAAGCAGTACGCAAAATATTTGAAACCGAGAGATTTGCGTACGAAATTTACACGGCTGAATACGGAATCGAACTCACAAGCTTGATTGGTCAATCAATGGACTTTGTGTCGACCGTACTAGAGGGCAGAATCAGAGATGCTCTCTCAGCTGACTCTCGTGTTTTAGATATCGCCGACTTCCGGGTAACTCAACTTGAAAAAGACGTTTTGGAAGCTTCTGGCAATATAGTTACAACCCAAGGCACTATTGGGTTTAGAGAGGAGTTGAGGTTTTAATGCCTTTGGGCGAAAATTTACAAAAGTATTCATACGAATACCTTCTAGAGCTTGCTCTCTTGCAAGTTCCAAACTCCGTTGACAAGCGTGAAGGTAGTATTATTCGTGACGCTCTTGCACCTGCGTGCTACGTTCTTGCGGAATTCTTTGCGGAGTTATATCGCTATACGCAAGACACTTTTGCGGCTACGGCTACAGGTGAGTGGCTCGATATGAGAGTTGGTGAAGCGGGTGTTATCCGAAATCAAGCAACTCCAGCTGTAAAGAAAGCGATATTTACTTCAATCACTGGAGCACCTGTAACTGTTCCGATAGGTAGTAGGTTTTCTACAATCTCGACAGATGAGCCCCTTCACTACGTCATTACTGGTGAATACTCCGTTGACGGTGTAGTTGTTCCAGGCGCCTATAGAGCCACTTGCGAGTCAACCGGTGTTGCTGGTCAACAGTATTTCGGTGCAATTGTACCGCTAGATTTTCTACCCGCTATCGCTACAGCAGAACTCGCTGACATTCTTGTACCCGGCACAGATGTCGAAGCAGATGAAAGCTTGCTCGAGCGATATCTTGCGAAAATCAACAACAAGTCTTTCGCCGGTAACGTTGCTCACTATCGTGAAATAGCTTTGGGCATTACCGGTATCGGTGGTGTGCAAGTCTACCCGGTTTGGAATGGCGGTGGTACTGTAAAGTTGAGTATCGTAGATGGTACTTTCAACCCAGTATCAGAAGACTTCGTGGCATCTGTGCAAGAGCAAATTGACCCGAATGCAATTCCAGAATACTCTGGTACTGGTTTGGGAATGGCGCCTATCAACCACAGAGTTACAATTGCAACTCCGGAAGCGTTTATTGCGAACATCTCCGGAACAATCACAACCTCTAGCGGATACACCCTTACACAAGTCACGGAAAGTATTAAGGCTGCGTTGGAGGAGTATTTCTGGAGCTTGCGTAGAAGTTGGGACGTTGGCGACGAGCTTAACAAATACAGCCTAACAATTTACCAAGCGCAGATAATTCGAGTAGCACTATCCGTTCCGGGAGTTACAAATATTACAGGAGTTACCATCAACGG